CATGGCGTCGTACGCTGTACGTCCAATGCCCATCGCCAAACCGACTGGGCCGCCTACAAGACTTCCAGCGCCGACCATCGCCTTGCCGTAGTTCTGGGCACCGATATCTGAGGCAATACCGGCCAACTTACCGGCGGTGCCTACCCCCTGCGAGACTCCATACAGCCCAGCGTCCCGCGTGCCGATAGCAACGGGGGCCAGCACCGTGGAAAGACCCGAGGCTAGTCGGGAAAAGTCCTGCAAAGTGCCGGGCGAACTAGGAGCGGTCTGGACAAACCCGGCACCGGGTGTCTGGGCATCGCTGCTGAGTGTGTCTAGCCCGGGGGTAATGTTCCTAGATGCTTCACCAGAGGAACCCCCCAACCGGCCGCCTGAGGGCACGGTTGGTTCCGAGGGTAGCATCGTAGGTGTAGGAGTAGGTGTAGTTTCCGCGGTGGGTATCGACACAGGGGGCGTGCGGGGAGTAAAAAACCCCCCAGTACGGTTGTCTGGTGCGCGTGCCCCACCCAGAGATTTACGTGTTTTCTGTGTTGCCATATTACCGCCTCATGTTTTCAAGGAGCGCATTGAACGCATTCTGTATTTTAGCCACGTCAGCGGCTAACTGCTGCACATCGTTGAGCAGTTTGTAGTAGTCCGCCAGAGTTGGAGAGCCATTCGCCGCCAACTGCGTGGTGTTGTAGTTGGCATCGCCCCGGGCAGATACCTGTGTCATCACCTGCAGATTCTGCGGAGTCACCCCCAAAGTATCATTCGAGATGCTGCGCCCGGGGCCTCGCTGGCCCATCATGATTTCTATGTTCTCTTTGAACGCCGCCAACAGGTCATACTGCCACTGCGGAATCTTCTCATTGGGTATGGACGGTATGCCCTGAAACTTTGGCATTACACGCCCCGCAGGCCAGTAACAGTTTCGGCCAAGTGGATGGCCCGCACGCGCGCCGTGGTGGCGACGCGTACTTCAAACGTGTCGGACCTATACCCCGTGGGCAATCGGAATGGCTGGTCGTTCGTGATGATGTTGGTGTACACCAATTGCTTGTTCACGAAAAACTGGAACGTGGCGTTGAACTCCGGCACTGCTAGTGGTGTCAGCCGTGAGCCATCCAGCATTAGCTCGCTGACGTCATCCTCACCCATGGCGCCCCCTTCGGTGGCTGCCAAAAGTATCAGGGCGTTAGCTGCCACGATGGCCGCATTCTCGGCAATAAGGGCAGCCTCCCCCTCTGGGGTGGAGTAGTCCGCAATGACGCGCGCCGCGCCAAAGTTGACAAACTGCTTGGTGGTGAATACTTTTGATTTCCAATCCAGTGTCGTTGGTCCCACGTTGGGCGAATTCCACAGATGCACTTTGCCGCTGTCCACGTAATAGAACGCGTCGGTAGCGGGCAGGTAATACGCAGCGGTGAAAATCACGTCGGAGCGAACGAGGTGGCCGCCCACTTGGTCATTGCGCTCGAACAGGAAAGTGTTGGTGCTGTCAGAGCCGAAGTACCGGCCCCGGTAGTATTTCCCAATCACGCCAGTCGGCGTAACCGCTTGTGGCCAAGTAGTCCAGCTATGGACGTTCTTGGTAATGTAGTCGGTGCCAATAGTTGTGGAATAGACCGCCATGCCGCCCGTCGAGGACCACATGACACCAAAGCCGATGTTGACGATGGACCGCTTGGACACGCAGGGCAGCACATAGTCGGTGCGGGCCAGTGAGACAGCTTCCGGGTTGTTGCCGTCCACCTTCCACGGTGTCCGGTCTGTCAGCACAATCAGCGTGGTGCCGAACGCGCCCAGACCCACGATGGTAGAGTCAATCTGCTGGCGGTACTTGATGGGCCACGCATGGGGTTTACCCGGCTCACAGAAGCACAGGGTATTCCCGAAGAACCCCACAATCATGGAATTGTGGATGGTCAGCATCCCGGACATCGTAGTCTCGGGCTGGTCATAGTCCAGCGACTCCAGCAGGGTATCTGCGTCGAGCGTGGAAACGTCTATGTCGTCAACGAAGGAGGTAGTCCCCAACGTGACTTCCCCGACCCGGTAGTATTCCGTTCCGCTGACGCCCAGCACGGTGCGATAAATGCGCACTTTCATGTCGGTCGTCTGGTAGCCGGTACCGTGTCCCCATGCAGCGGGCAGCCCGGTGACGGTGACGGTCTGGCCTTCTTTCACGAACACTGCGGCGCTGGGCTCGGACGGAACGGATTCCTCTTCCCACGCGGTGTAGTAGGTGAACACGTAGGTGCGTGGTTCGATGGTGCCTGCGAGATTCACACGCCCGGCGGTATCCGCAGTAGCCGTTTCCGCAGCGCCAAAGGTGAAGTAGGTGAACGTGGTGGAATTGACTACAGTGACCGGGGCATTGGTCAAGTTGTATCCAGTGCCGCCGAATAGCGTTGTGGTAACGTAGTCACCCGTGGTGAGCCCGTGTGCTGCGGACGTTACGATGGTGGCCGTGCCGCCAGCATCGCGCGCGCGGGTACTGGAATTTTTTTCCGCAAACGCGGTTGCCGTCGCAATCGGCGTAGCTGCTGGCAGGGGCAGGCCCAGTGTGTAGCTGGTCGTCGGAAACCCGGTGCCCGACGTGGCCATGGTGAAGTTCGTGACTTTCGGCACGCCGTCGCCTGTGTAGTAAATGCGCTGGGTGTTGTCACCCTCGATCTGGGCGGTGGCCACATCCACGTCGGTAATCCAGTGGAGCCACTTGAGGCTGCCGTCGCCGGGGTCCGTCATTGGGTAAATGGTCTTGACCGTGCCGACCTTGTCCAGTGTGGCCACCTCTTCATTGCGCCGGTACGGCAGCAAGTCCCCCGATGACAAGTCGAGGTTGAAGGCGTACTGCGCTACCGTTTCTGGTAACAGTTCAGGGCTGATCTTGGGAGCCTCGCCCAAGAACCGAACAATTTTTAGTGCAGTACCGGCCATATCAGCACTTCCAAGCCTTGAGGGCCAACGCCTTGCGCGTAGGTTCACCCTTCTCGTCTGTCATCGGACCTTTGACCCCGCCCATACGTGCGCAGAACGAGGCTTTGCGTCCTGCGTCTGCCTTGGTCTTGGGGCTAGGCGCAGGGGGTTTCAGGTTGGCACCTTCGGTGCGCTTGTAGTGCGCACGTCCGGCAGCGTTGAGCCCGCCCTTCGGGTCTTGGAAAGCCTTTTTTGGCATGGCTACTTCACCTTGCCGCCGCACATGTACGGTGTGGACTTGGGGGTCATCTTCACCATGCCGCCGTTTTTGTACTTCAGGGAGGCGTCGTACGCTTTGGTGTTAGCCTTCTGCATCTTGATGTCGGCAGCTTCGGCGCGGGCAGCGCGTTCAGCCTTGTCCATCGGAGCGGATGCGGCTTTGCGAGGAACGGGGGGAATGAGGGGTTTCTTTTCCACGGGGTTCTCCTTACTTCTTGCCGAACTTGGGGGCCATTTTGGAGGTGGATTTGCCGCCCTCGGCCTTTTCGCCCTTGGCGTAGGCCGCCTTGCCCATTTTCTTTTCCGCGGCTTCTTCCTTCTTGGACTCTTTGCCCTTGAACAGGAACGCGGGTTTTTTCGATGTCGCCATGTGAATCTCCAAACAGGTTGTGGTAGCAGAGATTCTACCGGGGCTGCGCCGCCTTGTCTCTAAACTTTCCGCTCGAAGTGCGGCGCGTCAACAAATCGGCTTTTGCCAGAGTCCACCAGCCCACGCCAGTTGCCGCCCCAGCGATTCAGCGGGTCGCGGGCTTCCCACCAGTCACCCAACGGCTTGATCTGCGCCCGGGTGCACACGTTGCCCCCGATAAGCAGAACCAAATCCACAGCGCACTTTTTAATGTGGGCGGAATCCATGGTCTTGCTGCGCCCAGTGCGGACGTAAATTTCTTGCATCTCCAGAGGGCGTTGCACCTCCCCGAGGCGCACGGCGTAGCCCATGGCCCATGCCTGTTGCACTAGCGCAACCATGTCGCGCGCGAAGGCTTCTTGGTGCTCGCCGAGGGTCATTTCATACCCCCAGCCATGCGGGCCAGACTGTCCGTCTTTTCCTTGGAGCCGCTGGAACTGCCCCGGTGGTAATTCAGGATCGTGCCGCACATGGTCACCAGCGAGCCGAAGGCGGCGTAGGCCAGTTCCTTATTTTCCGCTGGGATGGCGTGGAAGAACAGCAGTGCCGCGAGCCCGACAGTGGCCGACACAATGATGCCGTCCAGCACGTAGGGGAAGTTTTTGGCCGCCCAAGAGGCTTGAGTGCTTTCTTGGATGCGTGTGTTGGAGTCCCGGGCGCCCTGTGTGTTGGCGATGTCCAGCTTGCGGGCTTCCAGCGCGTTGGTGAGCAGAAACTCCTCGTGGTCAAGTTCCATCTGCCGAAGCTGCTGAAGCCCTTCGGGGGTCTGGGTCAGCGCCTCAAGGTCCACCCCCAATTTATCCTCGATGGCCTCTTTGCCCTTGGCGAGCACTGCATTGCCCAGCAGCCCGAGACCCTGTGCCAGCAGCGTTGCTACGAATGGGGGGATCATTTGTCAGCCTTTCCAGCGAGGCCGGTGTGGATGGCATGCATTAGTTCGATATGCCGCTGCGTGCTTTGCTGGGAGTGGGTAGTGAGTGCGTCGCGGAAGGCAGCCCGGTCCTTTTCTGCGTTCTCGAACAGCTTCTCAATGTGCGTGTCTAGCCTGTCAATGCGTTTGCCGTGCTCAGTGCGGACCCCATCGACCTTCTCGTCCACATGCACCATTACTTTGTCATTCAGGGTAGAGTACCCGCTCGACTGGTTGACCCTCAAAGTTTCCTGTGTAGATCGCAGCATGTCGTGCTCCTTCTCATTGCGGTTCCATGCCCAAGCGATAAGGCCCATCACAGGTGCCCACAGCCATTTCAGAATGAAGTCGAATATGTCGTTATCTGGTGGAGTCACAGTACGGCCTTGATGTGTGGGGATTTGGTAGCCCGATTGATTTTTAATGCAATCTGGCGCATGAGATTGTAGTCTGGATGCGCGGCATTGTCTGGGTGCGCGAGGCGCTCCAGCGTGTGGCTTATCGTAACCTCACCCGCCTTCGGCCAGCCCGCCACCAGCGCCCATGTGGTGTGGGCAATGAGGATGTCCACGAACCAAGCACCGATGGCTACAGGGGCCAAGTACCAGTATCGCTTGGGGTCGTCTGCACAGGCCACGGCAGGGCGGAGGAGCAGGATCAGCAGGTCAATCACAGTTGCGCCCTCAGTGCTGCGGCCTCGGCCTCTACCGCAGCCACCTTTGCCACGCCGGGGATTTTTGTCAGGTCTACCGCTCCATCGGTAACAGCCTCAAAAGCCGCAGCCATGAGCAAAATAGTCTCACGCAGGCTGCGCTGGCTGAGTGCGTTGTCGGCATCCAGTTGGGCAAGCTGTTGCGCTATCGTGGGGGGCACGGGTGCGGGGATGGCTGCAAGGCGCAGGGCCTCGGCTTCTTCGGCTGTGATTTGGATGGAGCCAGCAGGAAGTAGGTACTCAAACTCCGCAGAGTCGAGGCTGTGGATGGAGTTGTCGGGGGCTTTGTATTGCATGATTTTTCCTTTAACGAAGTTCGACCCAGGTGTTCAGCGTACTACCGCCAGTGCTTTGGTTAGCTGCATAGCTTGCCCCCGCAGGAATTAAGGCAGTTGCCATTGCCTGCCCACCAACTTGCGGCTGTACGCCCGGGACAGTGATGGCGCCGTTGATAACGATTGACGATATGTTTGCTGCGCCATTGGTGGCCGAATAACAAACCACGATGGGCCTCCCCGTGGTGTTGTAGTAGGTTGTAGCCAGAGCACGACTTCCGACAACATTCTGCCAAGTCTGCCCGTATCCCAGCGACGACATAGCCGCCAGAGCCTGCCCGCCGTAGCCTTGCTGCTTCGCAATGGTTCCCCAGCCGACTGCCGTGGTGAACGGCACATCCACAAAACCAACCACCCGGTAAGCCACGCTTGTTCGGGCTGTGGTGGATTTGATTTGGATTGCCGTAGTCGCTGCGGTGACCGTGGTGATAATGCCCGTCTCATCCAGCGACACGCCGCCCGACAAATTGGACGCCGCGAGCTCAATCGTTCCCACGTTGTTGATCGCCAAGATTGCAATGCGCTGAGTGCCTGCTGCCGTGACTGCGCCAAACGAATCAGTCGCTGCAATGACCAGATTGGCCGGTGTTCCTGTAACCGTAGTGACCGTGCCACTTGTCAGCGTGGTGCTGCGGAAATCCAACGATAAGGCCGATGCGCTGATCGTGATGGCGTTGCTTGCAACCGATGCGCTGATGGGCTGAATTTGTACGCTTGCCGCAGAACCCCAAGTGGGCGGTGCATCGCCATTCGACTTCAGTACCTGCCCGGCCGTTCCGTAGTTGGCCCCGCCAATGCCCCAAGCCCCTGTAGTATTAATCCGAAACCTCTCCGAGCCGTTCGTGTAAAACGCCATGGGGAGGTAAGTGCCGGTCCCGATAATTCCCGCCTCAAGAGTCGATAGCGTTCCGTTAACGCCGACATATGTGTATGAAGCGTTTGTCGCCCCGGAGGAGTTCAGAAACATTGCCCCGGCCGTCGGGCTCGTCCCGTTTGGGATAATCCCTACTTGTGTGTATCCATTTAGGGTGCTGCTCTGAAAACTCACCCGATTGGCGATTGTCGCGTTGGTAAAGTCGCCGATGATGCGGTTGCCGACATCCGTAAAGATTAGGTCTTCCGGGTATGTTCCGGCCACTGCTGCGGCCATGACATCTGTAATCGCGGCCGCATTAAATCGCAGTGCGAAGGTATCCCCAGCGTTCCACGCCGATGCAGTGGTACCATCTTGCGCGCGCGTAACTGTGAGGGTATCCCCTGTGCGCGCGGTAACTTTTACAATCTCCCGTACCAGCGCAGCGTTCTCAAGCGTGGCGTAAAAATACTGCCCTGCGATGAGCGCAGGGAACAATGCCCCCGATGCGCCCGTTATGGTGATGGTCGTAGAACCAGTGGTGATACCCACCGTCAACTTGGAACGCGCGAAGTTGGTGAATTTAATATTTGCCATGTGTTACCTTACGCGAGCGGCCGCATTTGCACGGCTTGACTATCAGTATTGTATTCTTGCCCAGCCCGGATTGTGGCTTGAGAAAGCAGGTATGTCCACTGCTTACCGTGGTAATCCGCCAGTTTGGGGTTAGACCAACTACGTTCCGGCATGGCCATCAACTCATGCAGGGTGCTGTGAAACAATTCGCGCTGGAACTCGGCATAGAGCCACGTTGGCAATTCGGTCGCTGTAGTCGTCGGGCGCATGTACGCCTTGATGTAGACATCCCCAGCGAGGTCAGGAACCGGCACAAGCGAGGCGTAGCCAGTCATGTTGGTGGTAATGAACTGCGGCCGCCCAGCGTCGTCCTGCGGCCACGACGGATGCCCTGCGCGCACGGCCTTGTATGGCTTCCATGTGATGGGAGTCTTGTCCCCTTCGGAGTCAAGTAGGTACGCATCAAAAATGTCGATTACCTCGGCATAGCTCACGTCGGGGACAAGCGCGTACGTCGGCTCGGCGACCACCATGGCGATGGGGATTAGGTCCAGCGTCCATACCCTCCCGCGCTGGCACAGGTCGATGGCCATTTTGCGCACTGTGCGCTCGATAGCAAGGTCTGGGCAGCCGGGCAAGAACGCAGAAATCTCCGGCACCATGGCCGAGAAGACGGTGGTGGGTACCGTCGTTACGAGGGGGGTAAGGATGATGGGCACGTTACTTCTCGCTCAGAGGTTGAGTGGTCACAATGCGCAGAACAGTGACGATAACGGAGATACCGATGCCCACATACATCTGGTGCAAAGGCGTCAGCGGGAGCAGGCCGATGTAACCCTGCGCCACAGAAAGTGCAGCCAAGATGATTGCGAACCAGACGGTTTTGGATTTGAGGATTTGCAGGTACATAATCTTCCTTGATTACAGTTGTGGTTACACATAGTGGGATACAACGATGCTCATGGTTGATCCTTAGACTGAGGTTACAGTTTCCCAAGCCGTTGCACCGCCAATGCGCAACTTGTTCAGCGTGGTGTCAAAGTACATAGCGCCTTTGACGTAAGCCGGGGCTGCGGCTGTAGTAGCAGAAAACAACTGCAATGAACCGCTTGCATTTATTGATAGGGTTTGCTTGAATGTGATTGCATTTCCTGCTGTGCCACTTGGGGCCGTGTACCAATTGTGGCTTCCCGACCCCTGTAAATACAGAGTCGCAAATGTTGACGCCTTGTATAGAAAATTTGTATTGTCTGCATAGGCGTTTGAAGTGCTAAATAGCTGGTTCGAATAGGAAGCAATCCCCGAGTTGCCGCCGAAATCTATTGCTTTGTAGTTACTCCCCCAAGCACTAGGCACAGTACCAATGCCAAGATTGCCGGAGGTGTCTAGGGTTGCGGCTACCGTGCCGCCAATGTAAACATTCAGTGGAGCCGCCGCCCCGCCTGTTGTTGATGCTTGTATGTAAGGGGTTGTCCCACCAGCCACACCAGAAACAAGCTGAAAGCCTCCGGTTTGCGTTGCAATTGCGCCCGCAGAGGTGATTGATGTGGACGCACTAAGCGCAGTAAACGCACCTGTGCTACTGTTTTTCCATAGCCCGGTAGCCGATTCGTACTGCAGATGCTGCTTATCCGCTGGCGCGGTTATCAGCACATCGTGTAGCTCGCCGATCTCGAATCCATTCTGGACGTGCACGAATATAGAGCCGTTGCTGTGGTTGCTGATCACGCACCAGCCCAGAAGCACCCCGTGGTTGGGCGCCGTAGGTCGTACGTTGGTAACCGCGCCTGCCGTCGATGCAGACAGCCACAGGGAATCACCCTCGCTAAACGCCGAGGTATTTACGTCGCGCACCAGCCCGGAGGTAGTGACGAACCCCTCCGCATTATTGGCGATAGGTTCCGTGACAATGGCGAAGGTGCGGCTCGATGTGGCATCCGTGGTAGCCAAAGCCAGCGCCGCGCTCAGGCGTTGTCCCTGCGCCCCGACGACGTAGACGGCCTGCATCTCGGTAAACGCCACTCCAGTCTTGTTTACAACTCGTGCGACGTTCTCCTGCCCCACCTGCAACGTGACATTGCCGCCCTTCAGGCGCAAATCCGCGGTACCGTCCGTGTCGTTCCATGTGAACCGCCCTACTGCGTTGGCCGCCGGGGCACCCGTGGAAAGCTGCACCCCAGTAAACCCGCCCAAGGCCGGAGTCGTGCCCCCGATGGGAGTGCTATCCAGGGTACATAGGGTAATCCCTACCCCGGTGATGCCGTCGTCCACCAAATCCGTGGGGTCTTCAAAAAGGACATCGGAAATTACCACGGTGGTATACCCAGCCTTGGACACAGTGATGTCGTACCGACCGTCCGCCGCGTAAAACTCAATCAGGCCAGTGGTAGTGCTCTGGAAGGGGTTTGCCTTGGCTGCGCCAGCGTTGGTGCTGTATAGCGTTGCTACCGTGGCTGTGCCAGCGAGCGTGACGGTGACGGTGGCGGTGGACAATACCTCCAGCGCACTGCCATTGGTCGTGGCTATGGAGGCAGAATATTTTTTCATTGAATTACCTCTTCAGGGGGCAGCCCAGCGGTGCCCACGTCCGTAATACGGCGGGAAGTCAGGCCCGCGGACAGGCCGGACATGAACGAGTCTTGGCGCATTTTGGCGCTACCGGATTCCACGTGCTCGGCGTCGATGGACTCCATGAGCCATACCGTACCGTCTGTGATGACGGGGGAGTACACGTCCTGCAGCACAACAGTGTCGAGGTAAGTCAGTGTGGCTGGGCAGCGCGCATATGTGATGGTAAGTGTGTCGGCCGTTGTGGCCGCTGGGTACACGTAGAAACGGTTGGGGTCGCGCGGGTAGCGCATCCAGTTGACCGCTGGCCCGGGCGCGAGGGCTTCCCACGTAGGCGCCATCATGTCCAGCACCTCTTGGGATACTTCCTTGAGTGCCCGGCCGTTCGTGTTGGACAGCGCATCCAGAACGCGAATGGAGTCCGCGGGGGCAGTCTGTAGGCTGCCCGCTACACACGTGAGGGATTCCACAACCACAAACAAGTCGGGGCGCAGGATGGCCGCGCGGCGCATGACTTGGTTCAGCTTGCGGACAATGAATTCGTCGCTGTATCGATAGGGGACCATTGCGTCCTGTATCTCATCACGAACATCCGCGACAATCTCAGCGACGGTGAAACTCATGGCAGGCCCCGGCTCGCGTCTTCAGACAGCGCGTCAGCGTCAACAGCAACGACTTCCGCCTTGGGCTTCGCCCGGCGAGGTGCGCGGACCTCAGAGTCAGGGATTACCCGGGCCTCCACATTGATAATTTCCTCGAAGTCCGGGCGTTGCGCAAATACGTCTTGGTAGACGTACAGGACGCCGGAGGGGATGTGTCGAAGCATTCGGTCAGCCATGCGGGTCTCCAAAAGAAAAGGGGTGCCGTTGGGCACCCCTTTATTCTACGCCGGTTTTACGCGATTAGGTAGCAGAGGCAGCTTCCAAGATGCGGCCGAACACGCGGACGCGATAGCGACCAACGCCAGCGCCGACAGTGCCGAACTGTACCTTGATGAAGCCAGAGGCCGTGGTGTTGATCAGCGAGTTGGCAGCAGTGGCCAACTTCACCAACTTGGTACCAGCAGCGGCGTCGCCAGCCCATGCGGTCAGGCCAGTGACGGCCGTACCAGCAGCAGCAGCAGCGCCCAGAGTGACCGCGAGGGTCACGGTAGCTGTACCAGCCCTGACGGTGGTAACCGCAGCGCCGTCGATCACCACGCCAGCGAAGGCGGGGAACTCGAACATGTCCACGGTGTCAGTCGCCACGGTCGAACGCTTGCTGCCGTCAAACTCATACTCGACGTAGAAAGCGCCGGGAGTGCCCTCGAAGTCGGTGCCAGCGGGGTTGATGCCCACGGTGCGCAGTTGCGCGATTGTGTAATTTGCCATGATGATTCCTTGAAACGTTAAAACATATCCGGCCAAAACCGGTTGGACTTAGACATATTAGCCTTCGCCGGGATTGCACGCAAGTTTTCCTCTGTATGCAATCCGCACACCCTATTGCTCTTTAGAGGAACAACGTGGTCTATGTGAAAAACCCCTCGAACTTCGCGGCGGCTCAGGTCCGAAGTTTCCACATACAGCAACTCAATGAACTCTAGATCGGCCCAGCTAGGCGTAGCCCGCAGCTTGTTGACCCGTCGAAGTCCCACCTTGGCGTTTACCAAGCCGGGGTTCTCCCGTTGCCAACGGTTTGCGTTTTCCACTCGGGTCGCGCGGTGCGCGTCGTAATACTTCTTGCGCCACGCAGCAAGCCGGACTGGATCGCTTTTGTGGTTACGCGTAGTAGCCGCGCGCCGCGTTGCTCGCAAGCGTACACAAACCTCCACCATGCAAGGCTTGCAGTATGCGGCGAGCCCTCCGGGGCAGGCCGCGTTCTTGTGGAACTCGCTAGCTGGGTGACAAACCTTGCAGCCGGAGCATACCTTATGGGCCATGGGGGGCGTTGCAGCAGCTCGGCGCTTCTTGCTCGCTTTCTCCATGGCCTTAGAGCACGCTCTACATGCGGAGGACAGCCCGTCCGGGGCAGAAGTCTTTTTATAGAACTCCACCCCGGATTTAGACTCCCCGCAACGGCTGCACGGCTTGTTCATATAGGTCATTGACGGATGTATAACCTTGCCAGAGCCTCACCCTTGACCACTTTGTAGCCGTACACCTGCAGGCCGCGGATGATGTTTCCGAAGGTGGATTCAGCACGGAGGCTTTCCATCTCGGTCATCTGCGAAGCGAATGTCAGACCCATCTTGTGGCCAGCAATGACGCTGAAGCACTTGAAGGTGGAATCGGTCACGCTGTTCAGGTTGTGACTGGTGTACAGGGTGAAGCGGTCGATCATGCCCAGACGACCATTGCGCAGAACAGAAGAACTGTCGCCGGTCAGGGAAGCGTCCTTCAGGTCGGACTTCTTGATCATGCCTGCCATCCACGCAGGGATAACCATGAAGCGGCCCGACTCAGGGCAGTTGGCTTCGTCCAACACGGTACCAGCGTCCACCAACAAGTCCAACACGTTGGTCTTGGTCACTTGGATAGGGGAACCAGTGGCGCCGAGGTTGATCGACTGGCTGATACGGCCTGCGGCAGCGCCGAGGTTGGTCGCAGCGATATCGGGCAACATGCCGGTCAGGATTTTGCTGTCGATCTGAATTTTCATCTTTTCAGATGCGTCCTTCGACCAGCCATCCATCAAGGCGATGTCCGATTGCACTTTGTCCACGTCGTCTTCGACGCAAGCGAAGTATTCGCCTTGGTCGATTTCCAGCGTGATCTTTGGCTTGTCAGGGCGCTCGACGGTCAGGTTCATACCTTTTTGGTATGGGCGGATGGTGACTTCAGGGGTCAGACGAATCTGAACCTTGTCGCCGTGGGCCTTGATCTCGCCTTCGTAGTCAGTGTTCGAGATTGCTGCGAGCACAGTGGCGTCGTAGAAGTTCTCGATCAGTTTGGAAGACCAGATTTCTGGGATGAAATTACCGGCATAGTTTGCACCGCCGGCTGCTACAGGAAATGGCATCTGAATTACCTCTTAAAAAGTTATGCGGCGCGTTGGACAACACGTCCTTCGCGCTGGGCCAGAAAAATGTCACGCTCGATTGCTGTCGCCTCGGCGGCACGGTCCTTGTACACGCCGCGCAGCTTGTCCCGATAGAACGCTGCGATGTCGGCTGGGGTGTACTGCTTCTCAGCTTTCTGCGAAGGGGCTGCAGTCGATGCGGATGCACGACCGGGGGCCACCTGCTTTTCGAGCTTCGAGGCATTGGACGGAACTGCCGGAGCGGCCGCTACAGGCGCGGTTTGAACTCCTGATTCACGTTTCCATGCTTGGAAAATGCTCACAACACGTTGGAGGTCTAGTGCCTGTTCAGCATCCGCGAGATAGGTCTGGCGCTGGAGTCCAGTCATATCGTCGGGGGTCAGTAGCCAATCGTGGAACCGGGGATCATCGTTGATACGAGTCCAATCCGGTACCGCACGTGTCAGCTTGTCCGCGAACGATTGCTCGGCCGTGGCTTGCTGGTTGGCTACGACACGCTGCACGGTGGGGGCCATGCCTTGCAACTGCTCTATCCGACGGTTCAAATCGTGCAGGGCCTGCACGATAGGAGCTATCTCTTCCCGCGTCACGCGCCGGGCAAAGTCCACCATCTCCGAGCCGTACTCGGTGACATCGGTGTCCGTTACCAAACGGGATTGGGTGTGCTGCGCTTGTGGCGCAACAGAAGCGTTCTGCAAAGAGGCGACCAGTTGCTCAAGGTTGGCAGTTCGTGCTTCGGATTCTTGCAACTTGCGGTTGACCGCGTTGACAATTCCTTGCTGCGAACGCCAGCGCTGGGCGTACGTGGGGCTGTTTTCGTCCTCCGCCGGGGTGGCGGTTTCTCCCTGCATGCGCGCAGGCTCTTGTTGCGTGGCAGCAACGGCTGCAAGTTCGGGATCGGCTTGCGCCGGAGCGGAACCTTCGACTTCGGTAGGGGCTACTGGGTCAGCGGTTCCGGCGTCAGGGCCGTAGTGCTGCTCAATAATCGCCTTGGCGTCGTCAACTTGCTTCTGGATTTGCGCGGGGAGTGTCATTTTGTGTCCTTGCTCACTTGCTAAGGGGAAAGTCAGGGCCTAAGCTGCTGCAGAAATTCTGTCAGCATTTGCACCCGGCCTTTAAGGGTGCAGAAATTGTCGTTGTTCGTCCGGGCCATAGCCTCTAGTTCCGCCTGACGCAAGCGAGCCACTAACTCGACAAACTGTCGGTTGTGCTGGCCTACCTGCGCAAAAAGCGCAGCATCGTCAGGGGCGAGAAGCATGGCTGGTTACGAACCCTTGATAACCAAGAAGGTGTACGTGCCCGCAGTGGGGGTCAGCGGACCTGCAGTGGGATTCACGAACGTCAGGCGCAGGGTGTTGGCAGCCGATACTTCGGCGCCAGTCAGCGCTGCGGCTGTGGTATTTGGGTTGGACAACGGGATCACAGAATCGCCGACGTTCAGGCCCGCGACGGTCAACGTCTGCTTGGCGGCCACAATAGTTGCGACGGCAGCAGGGGTCAACGAGAGCGATACCAGCGAACCTGCGGCAACCGAAGTCACGGTAGGCATGTTGATCTGGGTAGCCAAAAGGTTTTCACGGGACATAACGATCTCCAAAAATATAACGTAAATGTACTACTTCAACGTCGCCTGTCAATAGTAACACGAACCACAGCAGCAACTTCGGCGTCAGATAAATTACGAATACCCCGCGCAATGGCTGGCGCGTGCGCAGAAAAGGACGTGAACGGTGCCAAAGAAACCCGCCCGGCGGCCACAGACGCGGGACGGTTCCCCGACGTACGGGCTCGGAGGTGGGCACAAGTGCCCGTGGCCCCTCCGGCGGCGGCTGGGGGCGTAGCGCGGGTGCGCGTTACACACCCCACTACTGTCATAGCTGCATAACCCTT